AGATTAGCCATTGTTGTAAATGATGTTGTATCAATATTATCTCTGCTTATCCCCAAACCTAGTTTTGTATCTGTCAAATAATCATAAATACATAAAGCAGGGTTACTTGAAAATGCTGTAGAATCATCTCTAAAATCAAAAAGTTTTTTACCTTTTATCTCTGCACTTATGTTAGGTATACCATTAGGAAACATATCAGGGTCATAATCTAATTGTACATAAATATATGCTATACCTCTTAACCTATGGTCTGTTGTCCATTTATTGACTTGGGTTACTAGGTCAGCATCAGCTAATTGTGTATCAGTACCTAAGTGTTGTTTTATTTCAACTGCTTGTCTTGTATAAATAATTTCTAATGGTAATCCTCTGAAATCAGATTGTTTTGAATATTTACTAGGTGATGTAGGTTTTTGTCTTGCTATACCATTTGAATCATTACCAATACTAGATAGTGTCAATGCTTCATCATTAAAATAGATAGTATCAAATGATTGAATTTCATGAGATGCAACTTGGACAATCATGTGCAATCTTTTATTATTATCAGATGTTTCCATAAATAATATTGCACCTGACTTTTTAGTAGACCCATAAACTGTATCTCTTGAAGTGATAGGTTGTCTTATCATCAAACTTCTATTAGCACTTTGTGATGAATAAGATTGTTGTTGCAGAGATGAGTTTCTAGCCCTTGTAGGTGGTGCTAAAGCATTAGCAACAGCACTTGCTCCGATAGTCAGGGCAACCCTAGCAGATATGTTAGCAAAAGTTCCTACTGCACCAAACTGAGCTCCAAAAGCAGGAGCATAGTATGCTACAGCAACTGTAGCTACTACTCTTACAATATCTCCTACTGAACCACCCATTATCTATAACACTCCTTTGTTACTGATGATGATACTCTGTATTTATTCCAATTATCATCTATTCTTAAATAATTAACTTTTTTACCTAAACCTAATAAACTTCTAAAATATTGGTTAGTCCATTTGACCATATTCCTTGAATCATTTAATGATAGCAAGTCTACCAACCAAACTCTATTCCCACAATTCCAATTATTGACTTCCCCTGCAATCTTGAAATGTTCTTCGTTTTCTTTATTAAGGAAACACCAACAAAGAAATGCTGATGGTTTATCGTTTTTATAAAATATTTTGTATTGGTTTAAGTTGAATGGTTGTAATAGATAATTAAATAATTCTTCTTGTGTGTGTTCTTTATACTTATCAAATGACTTGTAAATGCTTATAACATTACTTATTTCGTTAAATCTTTTTTCTAATGGATTCATATTGCATTAGTTAGAGCCACCACCCCATACTACATTTTTATCTTGTAAGTCATCTATAAATTCTAATCCTTTATCACCTGCAAATAGATTCTTTTGGTCTTGGTCTGTATATCTTCTATCTACTGCTTTTTCTAAGGTTATTAATTTATTTTCTACAGTTATTGTAAACTCTGCTGTTTCACCATCTTCTCTGATTGTCATGGTGTCTAAGAATCCTTCAAAGATTTGATATGGTGTATCAACTACTACAGTTTGATTGTCTGTCGTTGTAAGTACACCAAAATATACTTTGACTACAGTACCTTGAACATCTTCTGTAAGTGCTGATGATATAATACTAGATTCCATGCCTGATAAAGTAATGTTCAAACCTGTTGCTCTTATGTCTGCAGTCTCATTGACTTGTGACATCTTTAAAAGATTACCACTACCAAAGTAAGAATTACCATCTACTGATATTGTGCTATATCCTGTCCATAATCTAAGTGGTGTTGTGAACTCTACAGATACAGCATAGAATGGCTCTAGTTGTGTGCTATCTAATTGTGCCTGAAAGTCTGTTCCGAGAGTACGAGCCATATGTCACTACTTCTTAACTGCTTTCTTTTTCTTTGGTTTTGCTTCTGTTTTCTTTTTAGTAACTTTTTTTTCTTCAGGTTCTACAGTTTTAATTTCCATAGCTTGTCCTTCAGCTACAAATACTTTAGCTAAGTCTTGTTGCCACTTAGCACTACATTCTACCTGTTCATCTTTTTTATAAATCTTTGTAGCATTGCCACTTTCGTTTGCAGTACCACATGAATCCATTAACATTTTAATCTTCATTTATTTACCTCTAATTCATACATTTTTTCTACTACTTCTTCCCATGAAATAGGTTCTGATTCCCATATGATACCACCATACAAGAAGTCAATACGATTCTCTAACCCACCTTTAATGCTAAATTTAGCCTTTGGGTCAATCTTGTAGATAGCTTTAATTATAGCTAACTCTCTCTCAGTATATGCTGTACTCACAGTCATAGTATACCTCAATCGGTGGGTAGACCGAATGATAAATCTACCCACCTAGTCTATTTATAGACTAATTAAGCATCCTCAGAATCCTGTGGATTACCTTTTATTACCTCAATTGACATTGGAGTACCATTTGAATGAGTACCTGTAGCATCAATTTTACATCTGATGTATCGTTTCCCACCAATATAACAAATCTGTTTGATTTGTGGTGTTTCACCATTTGCATCTAATGTTAAAAATATACCACTACTATCAACAGAAGTTTCAGTTACAGATGTTGAACTTGTTACAGCAGTATAAGTAGAGTTGTCATCTGATTCTTCAAGGATAAAGTCAAACTTGACTGAGCCTGATAAAGTATCACCCTCTATACCTGTATTGACAATAACCATTGCAGATTCAAACCCTTGTAGGTCTACTCCTGTACCATTAGCATCAGCAGTCACAACAGCAGGAACAGTTCCCACTACAGCAACTACGTTATTAGATAAATCTCTCATAGTTGTCTCCTGTTATGCACTAATGTTTTGTAGTCTAATTGCTTCGGCAAGAACTACTGTTCCACCGACCCTTCTACGAGCAACATATCTAATGTTACCTGATGTAGCTTGTGAGTATGGGTCTCTCATTACTGAAAGATTTACTCTGTCCACGATTGTGTATGCTTTAGAGAAGTCTCCGAAAGCAATCGGTTTAGCACTACCACCTATGTCAGGCATATCTGTAGCTAATGTATATGGATGACCTGCTATTGTAGAAGGTGCGCCATTTACAAGGTTTAAACCAACGTGGAATATTTTTTGACCTTCACCATCTTCTAGTTGTAGAAGTTTAGCAAAAGTTGTTCTGTTCATTACGAAACGAGCATTACCAAGATAGTCAGATTTGATAGCATATACCAAGTCTAAGATACCATTAGCTGTAAGTGCTGAACCACTACCTGAATTGGTAGAAGAAACACCTGCTGTTGAATCAGTAAATCCTAAAGGTTTACCAACTCCATTTCCTGAAACAAAAGAAGTACCTTCAAGTTTTGCAAATTGTTCTGCAAATTCAGTACCCATTTCGGATTCTAAATTGAAAGCAGAATCTTCAAGCATAGCTTGTGAGATATCAACTAGACCATACATTTCATGAGCATCGATTGACATCATGCCTGTTGTGTAGCCTGTTGTTTCTGAACGAGTAGCTGTTTCTGCAACAAATGATGCAGAGAACTGACCTGTTCTTTTTGGAATCTCAATTCCTCTTTTATCTGTTTGTCTTACTCTTGCAATAGAACGAATTGGAGAAATTTCTGTTACAGATTTAATAAGGTCTGCTACATACTCAGTCGGTGCATAAAAACCACCTAATGTATCATCTGATTCATAAAGTGCTTTTCTTTCCATTTCATCTACTTCACCTTTTCTTAACCATTCACCGAATGCTTTTGTTTGGATATCTACATCTTTAGATGCAGAAGCATTTGGTCTAGCTAAGACTGTTTCAAGACTTTCTATTTTTGCTGTTGCTTCTTCAAGATTTTTTTGTTGAATCTCATGTGCTTGTTTGACTTCTGCTAGTTTAGCAATGTCATCTGACATTTTATCAACTTTATCTTGTAGTAGTGGGTCAGCATGTCCTTTTTTTTCAATTTCATCTAAACGAGTTTTGTTTTCTGATTTGAAATCTTCAAATTTAGAACCTAACTCATCTAAGACTGTTTTGACTTCTTCTGACATAATTGTCCTCTTAGTTAAAGTTTATTGATTAACTGCTTAATATTCTCAACCACTTCAAGTGAATCTTCACTTTGATATGATTTATAGAGTATGTTTGCAGTTTGCTTCGCTACAGTAGTAGACATCACACCAACATCTCGCAAGTATGCTTCTATCTCTCTAGCATCCATTTCTGCTAATTTAACTTTCGTTACTTTTGCTTTTGGATTCATTGGGAATGTAACCATTGAGACTTCCATTAGGTCTACTTCTTTGATTACTCTACGTTTGTTTTTATCATCGTACTTATAACCATCAGGTTGAAGTTTATAGCCGATTGACATGGAATCTAATGCTCCCATTTTCATTAATTCAAATACTTCTCTACCTTTTTGAGTACCCATAGCTAAACGACCTTTAATTTTAAGTCCTCGTTTATCTTCTTCTAGGGAATCTATTACACCGATAGGTTCATCGGTTTTGTGTTGGTAAAGTAATTTAATACTACTTGCTTTTCTTCCTGTTATGGATTTAGTGAATGCACCTTGTCGGATTACATCGTTGCCTAAGTCTTTATTGTTGAATACTGAAGCATAGCCTTCAAACGAGCCATCATCTTCTGTTTCCATTTCTTTGTATTCACATTCTAAATCAAGAATGTTTTGTTCAACTTCCATGTTGTCCTCTTGGTCAATAGCCATAACTCGAAATCCCTGTCAAGTGTATTGTGGTTATTGTAACAACAAACTACTTATAATAACAATAAAAAAAGAGCAGAACTAAGTCTGCTCTCTCTTTGTTATGTCTTATGTATTTATTTCAAAGTACAAATCATTCTGATGTGTAATGTTTGAATGTGATAACCACCTGCATATATTGTTCTTAAATGCACATTACCTTTCTCAGTTTCGAAAAGTCCTTCTAATCTATCAGCAACTAATTCAATGTTTTTTACATCTTTAATGCTACCACCTTTCTTATTAATTCTATGAAGAAGATTATCTTTTTTCTCACCAATTAATCTTGTTTTTACTGATGTTAATACATTTTCATAGTCATCACCTGCTCTTTCTCTTATGATAAATTTAATCAAATCAGCATGTTGTGAACGTAACCATTTAAGTTCAAGTGAATCTAACATAAGATAGTCTTTTTTAGATATTGTGTTATAAGTCATTTCTATTTGAGTTAAATAAGCATCAGTCCAATCTGATAGATAGCTATCAATTTTATCATTAGCCTGTTGTGATAAGTTGTGTGTCATATTTGTTTCTCCTTTGTTTAACATGTGTCCATTGTAGCATA